AGGAACAGAAGCTGGTAATGAAGAGATCAAGAAAATATTCTCTCCATGTTATGGATCACCTTTTATGCCAAGACCAGTAAAAGTTTATAGTGATATGTTGATGGATAAGATAACAAATGAAGTTTGTAATGTATATCTAATAAACACAGGAATGGATACCACTGGTAAAAGATTCAGCTTAGATTTTACAAGGAAGTGTGTAAAGAGTTCTATTGACATTGGTATAGCAGATAACAGTAAAGAAGTATTAAAGATATTAGACGGTTTACTTTAGAAGAAAACTATGTTATAATAGTAAAAAATTTGAAAGGTTTACTATGAAAGCAGGTAAAGTATGGGGACTTACAGAACAAATAGAAATGAATGGTGTTCTTGAGTTTCACAGAATTGAAATGAATAAAGGCGGCGTATGTTCTAAACATTGCCATGAATTTAAATGGAATGGATTCTATGTAGAGTCTGGTCGTATGCTTATTCGTGTATGGCAAAACGATTATGACTTAGTTGATGAAACTATTTTAGAACCTGGAGAATATACTAAAGTTAAGCCAGGCGTTTATCATCAATTTGAATGTTTAGAAGATGGTGTTGCATTTGAACTGTATTGGGCAGAATTCAATCATAATGATATCCAACGCGAGTCAGTAGGCTATGTAGGAAGGGTACCTCCAGCATGAAAAAATATATATTCGACGTAGACGGGACATTAACTGCAAGTAGATCTACCATAGATCCTGAATTTGCAAAATGGTTTGAGGATTTTGCTACACATAATGATTGCTATCTTGTTACTGGTTCTGATAGAAAAAAAACTTTAGAACAAGTTGGATCTACTATTTACAACTTATGTAAAAAGGTTTATAATTGTTCAGGAAACGATGTATGGAGACAAGACAAGAACCTGCATTCTGGAATTTTTGCGTTACCCGTAGATGTTGAATTTGAACTAAGAGATTATTTACTTAACTCAAAGTTTCCAGCAAAAACTGGTATGCACTTCGATCAAAGACCTGGTCTTGTAAACTTCAGTATCCTAGGAAGAAACAATACACTTGGTGAAAGAGCTATGTATAAAGAATGGGATGAGGTATGGAATGAACGTGTAGAGATTGCTTCGGCAATGCAAGAAAAATATCCGCATATATTATTTGAAGTTGCAGGTGATACTGGAATTGATATTACGTTACCTGGTCGAGATAAGTCACAAATAACACGTGACTTTGATTTACAAAACGATCGTATTGAATTCTTTGGAGATAAGATGGAACCAGGTGGTAATGACTATAAACTTTCTTGGGTTCTTGCCTCAAACGGTCAGGGCATACATCAAGTTAAAACATGGGAAGAAACATGGAATCTACTAAAACAATTGGCTTAACATTATCAACATTTGATTTATTACACGCTGGTCATGTAGCTATGTTACGTGAAGCTAAAACTATTTGTGACTATCTTATATGTGGTTTACAGGTAGATCCTTCTCTTGACAGAGAAGGTAAGAATGCGCCAGTACAAACATTAGTAGAACGTTATGTTCAATTGGCTGGTGTAAAATACGTTGATGAGATAGTTTGTTATCAAGGTGAAAGCGACGTGATTGACATATTAGAAATGTTTGACATAAATGTAAAAATCATGGGTGAAGAATACAAGAACAAAGATTTTACTGGCAAAGAAGTATGTCGTCGTAAAGGTATTCGTTTATATTTTAATAAGCGTGAACATAGATTTAGTAGTAGTGATTTACGTAGGAGAGTAGCTGAAAATGAAGAGGCGTAAAATGAAGATGGTAATTGTAGGCCACGGGTTTGTTGGCAAAGCAGTAGACTATGGATTTAATCATCCTAAGTTAGAAAAAACTATTGTGGATCCACTATATGGTAATAGTGTACATGAGCTCGATATAACAAAGTATAGTGTTGCATTTGTCTGTGTACCTACACCATTTGGTGAAGATGGATCTATTGACGATTCAATCTTAACTGAAGTAGTCTTAGCTCTTGGTCCTGATATTCCAATTGTAATTAAATCAACTGTTGTTCCCACTTTCTTTGATAAGTTTGAAAAATATAACATCATTTACAATCCAGAGTTTCTTACAGAAAAAGCTGCTAACGAAGATTTTATTCGTCCGGAGTTTCATGTTTTTGGTGGAAACGAAATAAATACAAATTTCTTAGAAAAGATCTATGATGAATATAGCCTATGTACACCATGTCCTGTATATAAGATGACTCCGAAAGAAGCTAGCTTTGTAAAGTATGGTATAAATTCTTTCTTAGCATTAAAGGTTACATTCTTCAATCAGTTATACGATTCAATCGCTCGTCAAGGACAAACATTTAATAAGGTCGTTAAAGCCATTGGCACTGATTCACGTATTGGTCATTCGCATACCAAAGTTCCTGGACCAGATTTAAAGCAAGGTTATGGTGGTGCATGTTTTCCAAAAGATACCGCAGCTCTAGTAAATTTCGATGAGGGGTTTACAATTATTGAAAAATGTATTAAAATAAACAATGAGTACCGTAAACGCTACGAATTAGACGATAGAGAAAGAGAACAAAATGTCAATTATGGATAAATTAAAAAAGAACTCGAAGATTAAATCTACCGAAGTTCTTGGCGAATCAAAGTTCTTTACTGAAAAAGATATGGTTCCAACAAATGTACCAATGGTAAACGTTGCTTTATCTGGTTCAGTTGACGGCGGGTTAACTCCGGGCCTTACAGTATTGGCTGGTCCGTCAAAACACTTTAAAACTTCTTTTGGTTTACTCATGGCTAGTGCATACATGAAGAAGTATCCTGACGCAGTCATGTTATTTTATGATTCTGAGTTTGGTTCACCACAATCTTACTTTGAACAATTTGATATTGATGTACAGCGTGTATTGCATACACCTATTGCAAATGTTGAAGAACTCAAGTTTGATCTTGTCGGTCAACTTGAAGAACTTGATCGTAATGATCGTGTTGTTATTGTTATTGATAGTATTGGTAACCTCGCATCGAAGAAAGAACTTGAAGATGCATTGAATGAAAAGTCTGTTGCTGATATGTCACGAGCAAAAGCACTCAAAGGTTTGTTCCGTATGGTGACACCTTACTTAACTATGAAGGATATTCCCTTAATAGCAGTTAATCATACTTATAAAGAAATCGGATTATTTCCAAAAGATATAGTAGGTGGTGGTACAGGTATTTACTACTCATCTGATAACATTTGGATCATTGGACGCAGGCAAAATAAAAAAGGTACAGAGATTACAGGTTATGACTTTGTAATTAATGTTGATAAGTCTCGTTATGTAAAAGAAAAATCAAAGATTCCTATCTCCGTATCTTGGGAAGGTGGAGTTCAAAGTTACAGCGGACTTCTTGACGTAGCTCTTGCTGGTGGATATGTTACTAAACCTTCGGCTGGTTGGTACAGTCGTGTGAATCAAGAAACTGGAGAAGTTGATGAACAAAAAGTTAGAGAAGCTCAAACACTAGAAGAATCATTTTGGCAACCTATATTTAAAGAAACAGATTTTAAAGAGTTTATTAAGAAGCAGTATTCAATTGGTCACAAAGCTCCGATAGATCCAGATGCTATCGTTGAGGCAGAGTAATGGGTAAACATATTAAAACAAAAATGGATTATGATATGATTGACCAACTCGCACGTGAAGTACAGCGTTTAGATCCTGAAAATGAAGTACTAAAAAAGTTTGCAAGTATGGACAACTTTGAAGGAGCAGAACTACGTAAGAGTTTAGCCAAATGATTAACTTAGATAAAGTAAGTGAAGGCATTCATTACGTCTTACATAAGATGGATGGTGTTGATAATTCACAGGCCTGGGAGGTTGAGTTTCGTGAAGGAAAATATAAAGGTACAGTATGTGCCTTTGGTAACGTAAAGTTTGATGGAGTAAATAATAAGTTATCGTTTAAGTTAGCGATTCGTCAAACTTCTATAAGTGATTTAAGTGCAGAAGATCCAGAGTTTAAAGACTACGCTGGTATCATACTCGAAGATTTAATAAAAACTAATTTAGCAAACGGGACATTGATTTATGGTGAAAACGAAAATAACTGAAGAGTGGGTAGAAAATAGAGACTATAAATTAATTCCTGAAAAGGATGAGTACTGGCATATTGAAATACTTAAGGGTGATTATTCAAGTTGTCATATTAGTTACACTAGTATCAAGATAAACGAAGAAACAATGGAACTTAAGTTTGACTATAATCTAGAATACACACCTATTGAATGGGTTAAAGCTGGTGATCCTGGATTAGATAAAACAGCTAGTCATATCTTACATAGCATATTGATGTCAACTTTAAATGAAAACATGGAAGACAAACAAATAGAAGTAAAGTTAGATGAGGAAGAGCCGTCAGCTCCTGATGGAACTGGTCATGGACCAGCAATGGTAGAATAATGGTTTACTTTCCATGAAAACTGTGGTAGAATAAATTATGATAAGTAAAGATGATATTGACGCAATGGCTCATACTAAAGAGCAAAAAGAATATTGGGAGGTTCCTATGAATAACGCTGGTCAAATGATAGCAGAAATTAATTTATTAAAAAAGAATGTAAGGGATTTACAAGAACAATTGCAGGACGCATATAAACGTATAAAGGAACTATCCGAACGTGAATAATATTAACATCGAACAAACTATCTTGCGTAATCTTCTTACTAACGAGAAGTATACACGCAAGGTATTGCCATTTGTACAACCAGATTATTTTGAAGGTGTTTATCAGCAACTATTTAAAGAGATTGCTAAGTATGTTGCTAAGTATAATAAACTACCAAGTCAAGAATCATTTAAGATTGAGTTAGATCAATCTGATAAGTTTAATGATGAGCAGTATCGTCATGCTGTGGAGATTATTCCTAGCATATTTGATGACGAAAAGATTGATGATAAGTGGTTAGTTGATACTACAGAAAAGTGGTGTCAAGATCGTGCAGTCTATAATGCTATTATGCAATCAATTACAATTATTGATGGTAAACACCAGACTCTTACAAAGAATGCTTTACCAGATATTTTATCGAAAGCTTTAGCTGTTTCCTTTGATACTAACATTGGTCACGACTATATTGAAAACGTCGGTGAACGGTATGATTTTTATCATGAGCAAGAAGAAAGGATTCCGTTTGATCTTGAGTTCTTTAACAAGATTACAAAAGGTGGTCTCCCCAACAAAACTCTTAACATTGCTCTTGCTGGTACTGGTGTAGGTAAATCTTTATTCATGTGTCATGTTGGTGCATCGGCTCTAACCCAAGGCAAGAATGTCTTATACATAACTATGGAAATGAGTGAGGAAAGAATCGCTGAACGTATGGACGCCAATTTACTTGACGTACCGATCGACCAGTTAGAACATCTTTCTAAAGAAATGCTAACCAACAAGGTTTCCACTATTGCAGCTCGTACTAACGGTAAGCTTATCATTAAGGAATATCCTACTGGTCAAGCAAACACATCACACTTCCGTGCTTTGTTAAATGAATTGAAGTTAAAGAAGAACTTCATACCTGATATTATCTTTATTGATTATTTAAATATTTGTGCATCTAGTAGAATGAAAGGAATGGGCGGTGCAATCAACTCATACTCCTACATTAAAG